GTTATATAATGTAATAGGAATAAACCTATTGGGTTAGAAAATGTGGTGAAATGTGGTGAATACAGTCTAGTATACGCACTCTTAACCGTGTCGTATTGTTGTAAGGTAGGTAGGTAAAATAAAAAAAGAGTCCTAAGACTCTTTCTTCATAAATTTAGCACCAACAACTACTTTGTCAAATAGCTCTGGGTCTTCGGTATAGAACTTAGAAGGTAAAACATCTATGATGCAGTCCAACTCTTTATCATATACCTGATGACCACCACCCATAGCGAATCGCATAGGCACGCCGTTACCGTTAACTGTCTTAGGACTAACCCAAGTAATCTCTATCATTTCATTCATATCACAATTGTTTAATAATTATAGGCGGGACTATCCCAAACCCGAAAACTAGTGGGGGTCTTTGCAATAGTTGGTCCACACGCTCAAAAATTTTGGTGGTTAAAATTTTTTTAGTATTTTTGTCCGCAGAGACACGTGATATACGTATCACCCCAGAGGGCCGAGAGGTAGTTATGGGGTCAGAAGTTGGATTGTAGTCTTCATATAGAAGATAGAGTTTTCTCCAATAGTCTCTAAAAGGGCGGATATAGCCAACGGTTAGGGCACATTGCACATAGGTAGGTGCGGTGAATAAACACCAGTATTAGTGTCCTTAGGTAGTCCAAAAGACAGCACTGCCAGCGGTAAAATTCCAACTGAAATTAGCAAATCTCCTAGGGTCTTCCTATATCCATATGTGAAGTTCTTTACAAAACACTTGCATTTGTAAATTATTTTATTATACCTTTGCAATATTGAACTAATAATAGATAACAATGGCAAAAGAATTCACATTTAAACCATTTGGTGCATGGATAGTAGTACCAAGACCTGACAAAAAGAAGACAGACGCTGGCATCATTCTAGATGACGCAACTGCAAGACAATTACAAACAAACATAGTAGAAGTATTGGCGGTAGGCCCACAAGTTTCGCAATGTAAGAAAGGCGATAAGATTATGGTAGACCCAAATACAGAGGCAATGCTGATTCATATTGATGAAGTACAGTATTTGTTTGTTAATGAATTCCAAGTATTAGGTAAGTTCTAATGAAAGTGCCAGGAACAGTTACAATAAACCTGGACGATTACTTAGAACTTGTAGAACATACCCACAAAACTAACGATCTAAAAGAAAATACGTCCAGAGCAGCTAAAGAGATGTCTGTGTTCTTGTCATTCTTGTGTACAAGAGAGGATATATCTAAATATATAGACGAGTTTAACAGACAATCTAAAACTGCTACTATTGTGGTAGAAAACGATAGAGCAACAATACAGTTTAAGGATGATCAAAACAAAATTTCAGACAAGTAGTTGGGAAGAGTTGTTTGCACTGTACGATGAATTTGAAAAAAAATTAGAAATGTGGTCAGAGAAGAATATTAATTGTACATGGGATATGCAGGTTCTAATAGGGGACCATGAATATATTTTGATAGTTACAGTACAAGATGAAAGCGGAAAAGAAGAAGAATAAAAGAAGAATATACATAGATAACAAACCTATGAAGGTTGCATATGAAGTGTATGAGCTTTTAGAAAACCAAAAGTTACAGATACAGCAGTATGAAGCTATACTTGCTGCATACTTAAAAGAAAAAGAAGAAGCGAATGGAACAGAAGATAACGATTAACGTAAACTCTACACTAAAATATTTACAGTTTTGGAACGGCGTGTTTAATCTTACTACTACAGAAGTACGAGTTTTAGCAACACTTGTAGATTCTGCTAATATACTTGAAGATCCTAACATATGCTCTGCTAAAGTTAAGAAAGCAGCTGCAAAAACTCTAGGATTAGTAGACTTTAACACCCTGAACAACTACGTAAAGAAGATGAAAGATAAAAGAGCTATACGTAAAGAAGGCAAAAACTATATACTAAACAGACTGTTAGATTTAAGCACTAAGAAAGTAGAAGTAAATATTAACTGGAATGAGTAAAGACAAGCTGCCTAGTATTTGGCAAATGACTAAGAGTTTTAGTAAAGATCTTACTAAGTATATTTCTGAAGGAGCTCCGAATGTGAGTCCTGAAGATTATACAGCTAGATTATCTGACTGTAATAGTTGTGAGCATATAATAAGGGAGAGAATGAGATGTGGTAAGTGTGGATGTTTGATAGAACATAAAGCAAAATGGAAAACAACCACATGCCCTATAAACAAATGGAAGGCACAAGACAATGGCAAAGTCAAAAAAGGAGATAATACAAACTCTGGCAACTAAGTACAACTTGCCTTTAGAAAAGGTAGAAAAAATTGTAAATAGTCAGTTTAAGTATGTGACAAAAATTATGTCAAATGGTAAGTTTGATAGCGTAAGGCTGCCATATTTTGGTAGATTTTACTCAAAGAAAGAAAGAAGAGATATATTAAATGGAACTACTGGAGATAGTTGATAACGTAGCAGTGCCTTCACCATATGCACTAAGTATTATAGAATTTAAGGACTTAGATTCTAAACAACTTGCATATGTTTACTTTATGTGCGATCACAGATCTCCATACGCAGTATATGACTTAGAAGCTAGGCATGATGAGGTTGCATTGGGAGTATATGGGAAAGATTACAAAGTATCTACAAAAGTACAAACAGCTTGTAGTACATATAGAAAACTCAAAGAAACATCTGCAGTAAAATTGCTAAATGCAGCTAGATCATCTGTTATAAAACTACAGAAGTATTTTGAAACTGTAGATCTTACTCTTATGGATGATAATGGTAGACCAATATTCCATGCCAAAGATTTAGTTGCTAACTTATCTAAGATGGGTGATGTAGTTGATGGACTATCAAAACTAGAAGAGCAAGTAGCTAAACAAGAACAAATAAATACAAATACTCGCGGAGGAGTTGTAGTTAACAAATATAGTTCGTAGATTTGAGAGATGGATTTTTTAGATGACATAGAAGATTACAATGCAGCAATGGACAATGCATACAACTTCGTCACAAAAAGAATAACTCTTGATGATATATTTGAAGAAGCTGATTTAACTGGTAATGTTAGTGAGTTCTATTTACCGTTTGATCCAATACAGGGTGATGGTAGAGATGAAGCTACATTAGATCTACTAATAGATCATTTTATAAGCATAGAAGAATACGAAAAATGTCAGGAGTTACAGAACATAAAAGTAAAGTTTTCAAAGGAACCAAAGGACTAGCTCCAGCAGCTAGCAGGTATCTAAAAAACGGTTATTACACAGATGCACTACCTGGCACTAAGCCTTACTTTGAATATTGGGACGAAGAAAGACAGCGATGTTTGTATGGATATACACACAATGGTATAACTATTACAGGCAATCACTATTTCTATCTAAATTATTGCCCTATCGACAGATCTGTTGATGAAGAACTACCAGATGGTACAGTTATAGCGCGAAGAGAGCGTACATTCCCAGCATTTTACGACGGAGATTGGAAATATTTTACTGCAGTAGACAGATGTAGGAAAGAAAACAAGCATATGACGGTGTTAAAAGCACGTCGTAAAGGATTTTCTTATAAAGCTGCTGCTATGCTTGTACGTAACTACTTTCATGTGCGTAACAGTAAGAACTATGTCTTTGCAGGTCAGAAAGAATACCTGATTGGGGATGGTTTACTGTCCAAAGCTTGGGATATTATGTCATTTGTAGACGATAATACAGCATGGACACAACCAAGGCTACGAGATAGAGAGATGCACAAACAATCTGGGTACAAGAAGAATGTAAATGGTGCGCTTGTAGAGATGGGTATGAAGTCACAGATCATAGGCGTGTCATTAAAAGATGACCCAGACAAAGTCCGTGGTAAAGCAGGTGAACTTATCTTTTTTGAAGAGGCAGGATCTTTTCCAGGACTACTAAAAGCTTGGGAAGTAGCTATGCCAACTATGCGTCAAGGTAGTAAGACGCTAGGTACTATGATTGCTTTTGGTACAGGTGGTACACAGGGTGTAGACTTTGCAGGTATGGAAGAACTATTCTACAATCCAGAGTCATACGACTGTTTATCTTTTGCAAACGAATGGGATGATGGCGCTATGGGTACAGAGTGTGGATACTTTGTACCAATCTTTGAGAACTTAGAAGGGTTTATTGACGATGATGGTAACTCTAAGATAGAAGAAGCTACAGATTTTGAACAGGGTAATAGAAACAAAAAGAAAGGTACTAATGATCCAAAAGCATATGATCAGTATATAGCTGAACACCCACTATGTCCTAGTGAAGCTACATTGCAAGTGTCATCAAATCTATTTGACATATCATCATTGCAAGAACAATACAATAAAGTAAAAGCTAACAAGCTACATGCTATAGGTACAGCTGGTAGATTGTATTATAGTAAAGATAACAAGATAAAGTTTGAGCCTGATGGTGATGCTAGGCCCATCCTTCGATTTCCACATCGTAAAGAAGATAATCTGGAAGGAGCCATTGTTCTTTACGAAGGTCCTTATAGGAACCAGGAGGGACAAACTCCGCATAACCTATATGTAGTGTGCCATGACCCGTATGGACAAAACCAATCAGCAGACTCCAGCTCTCTTGGTGCTGCGTATGTGATAAAGAGAATAAATAATATATCAAAGCCTGATGATTTAATTGTTGCTAGCTATGTAGGTAGGCCACACACGCAGGACGAATATAACAAAAATTTATTTATGCTAGCAGATTATTACAATGCAAAGATTGGCTTTGAGAATGATCGCGGTGCTGTAATACAATACGCTAGACAGCACAGAAAGTTGCACAGATTGCAAGAAGAGTTTGAAATGCTAGATAAGAAAGAACTAAGATCTAGAAATGTAAAACGTAACTATGGTATGCACACTACAGAAGCTAGGAAAAGACAGGGTGAGTTATACATAAGAGACTGGTTGAATGCTGTAAGGTCTGATGATGGTGACACTATAACTCTTAACTTGCATAAGAT